CCCGCCTCAACTATGTCGGCGAGTGCCACATGACGACAGAGGATTTGCTCAAGTTTGCCGATCAGGTGCGCGAAGCCGCAGGGCACGTTCAACTGGGCCAGAGCCTCGACATGTCAGATCCCACCGACGATCTGGTCAAGGGTTTCTTCACCCCCGGTGAGAAGCAGTGCCGCTTCTGCAAGGCCAAGGCGACGTGCCCAGCCCTGCGTGCGGAGATGACCGAGGTCGTCGGCGGATCGGCTGCGGCCACGCTGGATGAGTTCGAGGCCTTCCTGCCGGAGGTGCCAGACATGCAGACAGGCGACAACTATCTGTCCATCGCCATGGCGAAGGTCGGTCTGGTCGAGGATTGGTGCAAAGCCGTCCGCGCCGAGGTCGAGCGTCGGCTGTTGGCGGGACAAAAGATCGACGGCTTCAAGCTGGTCGAAGGCCGCAAGGGCAACCGCAAATGGAAGGATGAGGCTGAGGTCGAGGCCCTGTTCAAGTCTTTCCGCCTGCGGCAGGACGAAATATATGATATGAGCTTGATTTCCCCGACAAAGGCGGAGAAGATGTTCAAGAGTAACCCCAAGCGGTGGGAGAAGGTCGAAGCCCTGACCTCCCGCAGCGACGGTAAGCCATCTGTGGCATTTGCCTCGGATAAGCGGTCAGAATTGACCGTTCAATCGGTCGCTGATGATTTCAGCGATCTTATTAAAACTGCAAACTGAAGAAGTGGATAATTGATAATGGCTACACGTATTATGCTCAAAGGCATCACACTGGCGTTTCCGGCTCTGGCCGAACCGCAGGCATTTGGCGAAGGCGAACCTGCCTATGGTGCCAAGTTCCCAATCAAGCCAAATAGCGAACAGCAGAAGGCCATCGAGGCTGCTATGCTGGCCGAAGCTAAGGAAGCTTGGAAGGACAAGGCCGACAGCGTTTTGTCGATGCTTGAAGAAGATGGCAAGGTTGCCTTCACCAAGAAGGTTTACCGCTCGAAGAAGACAGGCGAAGCCTATCAGGGCTTTGACGGCATGCACTATCTGTCTGCCCGCAACGCCAAGACCCAGCCCACCGTGTTCAATCAGTACGGTGAAGAGCTGAGCGGCAAGAGCGAGATTGAAGCCAAGGCGTTCAGCGGCGCGCTGGTCAACGCTTCGGTCGAGATCTGGGCGCAGGACAACAAGTGGGGCCGTCGCATCAACTGCTCGCTGCGCGGCGTCATGCTGACCGGCGAAGGTGAGAACTTCGGTGGCGGTTCCGCTCCAGCATCGGCGGACGAGTTCGCTGGTCTGGCGAAGGCTAAGGCCGACGCGGACGACATCCTGTGAGCGAGGTAGGACACAATAGTGCGGGCGATCCGCTCCGTCTTTTAATCGAGCGCATCGAGCGTCTCGAAGAGGAGAAGAAGGGCATCGCGGAAGACATCAGGGACGTGTACACTGAGGCTAAGGCCCGTGGATATGTGCCGAAAATCCTCCGTGAGATCGTGCGCATCCGCAAGATGTCGAAGGAAGATAGGGACGAACATTTCGCGATACTCGATACCTATGCCTCGGCTATTGGCTTAGACCTACTTTAGGTCTATAGTCATGGTACGCCCGCTCTCCTCATGTATCGTCGGCGGGCGTACCTTCTTTCTGGCGAGCCGCGCGCGGGTGCGGGTTGCTCCTGCGTTGCTGATAACCGAAGCGCGCGGCTCACCTGAAAGAAGGAGTTATCAGCATGAAACTTACCATACCACAAATCCGCGATTTGATTTCTGAGCTGACCGATGAGGGCGTAAAGCTGTCCCGTCGGCAGTATGAGATAAACTTGCGCATCAACGCGTTGATGCAGGAGACATACCGTCGGACCTACAGCCGCGCGCCGGTGAAGAGCAAACGCATCACGGCAGACGTCCGCGCGTCGGTGCGCCACATGGCGGGCAACAACCCCGATATGACACACCAAGATATTGCCGAGGCGCACAACATTAACATCGGTCGCATCAGCGAGATCCTGCACGGCAAACGATGACCATCCTATACCTCGATTTGGAAACCTTCTGCGCCGTCAACATCCGGCACGGGGCGTACCGCTATGCCGAAGAGGCAGAGGTGATGCTCGTCGCGCTGGCCGCCGACAACGCGCCTGTGGACGTCTGGGACACGCAGGACATGCCGAACTGGCGTGAGGTGTTACAGGAGCTGATCGACAGCGCCGACAGCGTCGTCATTCACAACAGCAACTTCGACCGCACCGTGCTGCGCGAACAGGGCGTGCATATCCCTGTAGAGAAGATCATCGACACGATGGTGCTGGCTCTACAGCACAGCCTGCCGGGTTCTCTGGGCCAGCTCTGCGACGTCCTGAACGTGCCGACTGACAAAGCTAAAGACAAAGCAGGTAAAAAGCTTATACATCTATTCACCAAGCCGTGTCCCAAGAACTGGAAATTGCGGCGAGCAACACGGGAGACGCACCCCAATGAGTGGACAGCCTTCATCGAATACGCCCGACTTGATGTGGACGCGATGCGCGACGTACATGGACGCCTGCCGCATTGGAACGATACTAGCTATGAGCGCAACCTATGGCTCACAGACCAAAGAATTAATGACCGTGGCATCGCCGTTGACCTCGACTTCGCCCGATCCGCTCTCCGAGCTTTTGACCGAACTTCAAGAGCTCTGGCCGCTCGTGCAACCCATCTGACTGGCGGCAACGTCACCTCGGCCACGCAGCGGCAGCGGCTGCTCGACCATTTCAAGGACAAGCTCAACTTCGAGCCTGAAGATCTGACGGGTGGCACCCTCAGCAACTTGCTCGACGGGGATCTCGATCCGCAGGTGCGCGAGTTGTTGGAGATCCGCCAGCAGGCCGCCGCGACTTCACCGGCCAAATACACTGTGCTGCTCAACGGCACGTCACGCGACGGTCGCCTGCGCGGCCTGATCCAGTTCTGCGGCGCGGCGCGCACAGGGCGCGATGCGGGCCGTCTGTTCCAGCCGCAAAACCTGCCCCGCTCGCCTGACTGGTTTGACGACGTCGTGCAAGAGACGACGGTCGCGGCGTTTAAGGCAGACTGCGAAGATCTCATCTGGGACAACATCAGCGAGCGGTGCGCCTTCGGCGTGCGCGGCGCGTTGATCGCGTCTCCGGGCAAGAAGCTGGTCATCGCCGACTTGTCGAACATCGAAGGGCGCGTGCTGGCGTGGCTGGCGGGCGAGGATTGGAAGATCAAAGCCTTCAAAGCCTATGACAGCGGCGACGGGCACGATTTGTATAAGGTGACCGCTGGACGCATCCTCGGCAAAGATCCGGGCGACATCACAAAGACCGAGCGGCAGCTTCAGGGCAAGGTGCCTGAGCTCGCTGGGGGCTATCAGGGCGGCGTCGGGGCCTATCGGAAGATGGGCGGCGCAGTCTTTGACGCGATGAGCGACGAGGCCATACAGGAGATCGTCACGGCATGGCGCAAGGCGCACCCGCGCACGCGCAGCCTGTGGTACGACATGGAGGCCGCCGCGCGTGAGGCGATCAACAATCTGGGCGAAAGCTTTGGCGTGCGCGATCTGATCACGTTCGACGTCAAGGCGGACACGCAGGGCATCGCATGGCTGCGCATGCGGCTGCCGAGCGGTCGGTACTTGTGCTATCCGAGCCCAGAGGTGTCGGAGAGCGGCAAAATCACGCATGAGGGCATGAACCAGTACACCCGCAAGTGGGAGCGCCTCGACACCTATGGCGGCAAGCTGACGGAGAACGCAGTGCAGGCAATCGCCCGCGACGTCTTCATGTCCGGCATGCTGCGCGCCGAGGTCGACGGCTTCGACGTCTGCATCCGCGTCCACGACGAGTTGGTCTGCGAGACGCCGGACAACCCAACCTACACCAGCGACGGTCTGGCCGAGCTCATGTCCACCAACCCGAGTTGGTCTGGCGGCCTGCCTTTGGCCGCTGCGGGCTTTGAGACCAAGCGGTACAGGAAGGACTGACGTGACGCCCGCAGGACGCCTACAGGACCATCTCAAGCACGTCGTGCAGAAGAGCGGCGGTCAGTACCGCAAGGTGCGCTGGGAGGGCCGCAGGGGCTGCCCAGACTGCTTTGTCTGGTGGACGTGGCCCAAGGCGGCCTTCATCGAGATCAAAGCCGATGGGGACCGCGTTAGCGGGCACCAGCAGCGCGAGATTGAGCGCATGAGAAACGACGGTTTTCCGGTGTTCATCGCCCGGTCGATAGAAGAAATCGACGAAATAGTGAAAAAAGTGCAGAAGGGGGTTGCAACCTGACGTTGCATATGCCACTAGGGGGCATCAGCAACACGGAGTTACCGACATGACGTACATCGAAAACGAAGCCCGCTACGAAGCCGCTATCCGCCGCCGCATCCAAGCGAACCGCGCCAAGACAGGCCGCGCCAAGTGGCTGGCCGCGCACGAAGACGCGCAGACCCTGCACGACTGGCTGTTCAACGAGGGTGAGTTCATTGGTGTTGAGCAGCTCGGCTCGCGCTGCTGCCGCTATGCCGACGGCACGTATGAGCATGAAGACAACAAGTACGGCGTCTGCGGGTGCAAGATCGTCAGCCACCCCCTGTCGTTCTACGCTCGCGGTTCTTTCCTCGACAGCATGCGCAAAGCCATCGATGAGTGGGGCGGTCTGACCGACGGTCAGCACGCCGCCGTCGCTAAGTCTTTTGCCGCAGCCAAGGACAAGCTGGCCGGTCGCGAGGTTGCCCGCGCCGAAGCTAATGCCGCTGATGCCAACACCAACCACGTTGGCACGGTCGGCGAGCGTCGCGACTTCGACCTGACCGCCGAGCGCACGCACAGCTTCGACAGCCAGTTCGGCACGGTCTACATCACGATCTTCCGCGACGCTGGCAACAACGTCATCGTCTACAAGGGCAGCATCGCGTTTGAGCGCGGCGAGAAGGTTCGCGGTAAGGCCACCATCAAGGCGCATGACTTGCGCGACGGCGTGCCGCAGACCATAATCGCCCGGCCCAAGTTCGAGGAAGCAGCGTGACCTTCAAACCACACGACTATCAGGAAGAGGCCCTCGCGCACCTATACAAGGAGCGCAGGGCAGCCCTGTGGATGCCGATGGGCGGCGGGAAGACCGTAACCACCCTGACGGCTCTGGAGGCCCTCTCCGTGGTCGAGGACGTCTATCCGGCCCTTGTGCTGGCCCCGCTGCGCGTTGCGCGCTCTACGTGGCCTGACGAGGTCCAGAAGTGGCCGCACCTGTCGCACCTGCGCGTCAGCGTCATCACCGGCACGCCTAAGCAGCGTCAAGCGGCGCTTGATACGCCCGCCGACATCTACACGACCAACTATGACAACCTTGTCTGGCTGCGGAAGGCGGTGGGCGACGCGTGGCCCTTCAAGACTGTGATCGCGGATGAGTTCACGCGCCTGAAGTCCTTCCGCTTGCGGCAGGGCGGATCTCGCGCTCGGGCATTGGGTGAGGTGGCGCACACGCACGTCGACCGCTTCATTGGCCTGACAGGCACGCCCGCGCCAAACGGCGTCAAGGATCTGTGGGGCCAGATCTGGTTCCTCGACAAGGGCGAGCGTCTGGGTCAGAGCTTCTCTGCCTTCGCCATGCGCTGGTTCCGCAAGGGCTATGACGGCTACAGCCTCGTGCCTTACGATCACACGCAGGCCGAGGTCGAGGAGCGGCTCAAGGACATCTGCCTGACCGTGCGCGGCCTGCCAGTCGACGAGCCAATCACCAACCCGATCTACATCGACCTGCCGCCCGACGCGCGGGACATGTACACGGACATGGAGACCGAGATGTTCGCGCAGATCGGTGAGGAGGGTGTCGAGGCCGTCAACGCGGCAGTGCGCACGCAGAAGTGTTTGCAACTCGCCAACGGCGCGATGTACGTAGATGACGAGGGCAACTGGGAGCCAGTTCACGCGGCCAAGCTGGATGCGCTGGAAAGCATCATCGAGGAAGCCAACGGCGCGCCCGTGTTGGTGGCCTATAATTTCAAGCATGACTTGGCGCGGCTGCGGGATCGCTTTCGTAACGGTCGGGTCTTGGACGCAGACCCTGACACGATTAGGCAGTGGAACGCCGGGCAGATCCCGATCCTGTTTGCGCACCCTGCGTCGGCAGGCCACGGGTTGAACCTTGCCGATGGGGGCAATATATTGGCCTTCTATGGGGTCAACTGGAACCTCGAAGAGCATATGCAGATCATTGAGCGCATCGGCCCGATGCGGCAGAAGCAGGCGGGTTATGATCGCCCAGTCTTTATTTACCCTATCCTCGCCCGCAACACGGTCGATAGTCTCGTTATGCACCGCCTCACGTCCAAGAAGACGATACAAGAGGTTTTGTTGGAAGCACTGAAACGGAGAACGAAATGAGCAAGAGCTTTATATGCAGTTTCTGCGACGTCGAGTATGATACGCTGACGAAGACGATGGACTGCTTCCAGTCGCATGCGACACCCAAGATGCCAGAGCCGAAGGCCGCCGAGCTGCTGGGCCGCGCTGCGGCGCACATGCACGACCGATCTGCGACCTACGACGAGCCAGAGGGCGAACGGTCGATGGGCAAGATCGTGACGGCCTTCAATGCCATCACAGGCCGCGACCTGACCGAGAGCGAAGGCTGGATGTTCATGCAGCAGGTCAAGCTTGTTCGCCTGTTCACGCGCAGCGAGTATCACGCCGATAGTGCCGAGGATAACATAGCCTATGCCGCGCTGCTGGCCGAAGCCAAAGGAGAGGGGCGTTGACACACGAGGTCAGACGGAAACTAGAACAGGACATGTGCGTTGACGCGGATGCGTGGGCAAAAGCGTTTATGGCGGTGAAGGACGAGGCCGATCTACACGAGATCAGCCTCTGGTTCTCTTCATGCCTATCAACAGCATTTATTTGTGGACAGCAAAAGCCTCATCACGCTTCTTTACAGCGAAGCCCCCATCCGAGAAATAACGGAACCGCCGGTAGTCCCCAGCCTTCGTTGGCTGGAGCCTGAAGTCGCTATCTTTGCTGTAGTTCTTGTGTCCGGTCAGACCGTGGGCGGTGTCGATAACCCGCATCTGGTCGACGTTCAGCCTCGGGATGTTTTCAAGGCCGGGGAACATATTCTCATGCGGCTCAAGGCGCTGGCGGATGCGATCCCAGATGTTCCACTGGTTGCCGAACAGGTGCAGGCCTGAACCGGCCATCGCCTCTTCGTTTGCGTTAACGACGTCCTTGTAGGTCTGCCCCATTAGTTCCGCTTTTTGCGGTTCAGAGATCCAGTCAACATCGGCAAGATAGTCGGGGACGGCGGGGTTCACCTCACCAGACTTCATGCGGAACTTCGGAGAAGGCGAGTTGCCAACTTCCGCCAGAAGAAGCTCTTGCACCAGACCTTTGTTCAAATCAGCAAAGTTCGTGGGTGCCTCTTTCCCTTCTTTGGCAGCACGGGTCGCCGCAAGGTTCAAGGCGCGTTTTTCAAAGGCATCTCGCTTGGCTGGATCAGCCAAGATTGTGTCCATGTACCTGTTTGCCATGTGGCGGTCGATAGCCGACACCCCAGCATTTGGCTGCCACGCAACGCCAAAAGATCCAGTCTTGTTCGACAAGCCCGGCACCTGCGTTGCTATGCGCTCCACCAGTGCGGGCCATGCTTCGTCCGCACCACGGTGGAAGAAGGAGGGGTCGCGACGGAACAGATCTAAAAAGTCGGTATAACCGGAATAGTCGACGCTGCCGCGTGCGCCTATCCCGCCCTTTGAGGCAGCACCCAAGCCCAACCGATTGGCAAGATCTTCGCTAAAAGCTTCTCGCTGATCTTTCGTGACCGCGTCGGAAAGCTCCCACGGCCTGCTATTTATGATGCGATCCAAATCTTCCATCGAGTTCATACGAAGGCGCGATGTCGCGAGTTGGTTTGGTGTCAGCGGGTTGTTTGGTGAGGTGTAGCCAAAGGTCAGGCCCGAAAGCACCTTGGCGTCCGAGAGACCTTCAGGCTCGTCCATTGACAGCATCAGCTTACGCTGGATGCCACGGTGCAGTTCAGGATCAATCCGCGATGGATCGATGCCCGAAGCTTTCATCTTCGCCATGTCTTCATAGGTGAACCTGCCTTCGAGGCCGCCCGGTATGTCGAAGCGTTCACCACCGCCTGCCTCATAAGGAAAGGAGACAGGCTCGTTCAGTGGCCCAAGATTTGGCACGCCCAGCGTATCGCCGAGATCAGCCATCTGGGTGCTAGTCAGTTCCCAAGGCTGCATGCCCTTATAGGTCATCGGGACGTTCTGGCTGGCATCAAACGAACCAGAAACGCTGGACGGTAGCGCGGGCGCTGTTTCGGGTAGAGGTGTCCTTGTTTGGGCGAGGGGGCGTTCTTTTGTGCTTGGGCCAGAACGCGGCTCGGCAAAACGCTGGATGGCCCGCGAAGGTTTCTTCTCTTCGACACCGGCGATTATTGTGGTCGCCTTCGGCGTTACAGTTAGGTCCGAGGGTGCCGCCTTCGTAGCACCTTTCACCGCGTCTTTTATAGCCGTCTTTTCTGCGGTTTTCACTGCGTTGCGCAGTGTAACACCTGCGGGCCGTCCGAGGATAGGCACGGCGGCCATTACAGCAGTGCCCGCCAGTGCTTCCATCTTTTCTGCCTCGGCATAGCGGCCCTGCTCACGGAGCTTTTGCGCCATTGCGCGCGCATCACCAAAGTCACGGATAGCCGCAAGCGGAGAGAATATCGCGTCTTCGATAAACGCGTTCGGATCTTCCACCGCCGCATCGTAAGTGGACGTGGCAATATTTTTGACGTCACGAACAACGCTCGAAGGCGTAGAGGTTTTGGCGTATTTCACGACGCGGCTCGGTATCGACGCAATCCCGCTGCCGAGCTTTCCTGCGTTGGATGTCGCGGCTTCATTGGCGCGGCGGCGTTCCACCTTCATCGCATCGATACGACGTTGGCGGGCCCTTTCGGCATTCTTTTTGCGGGATGAAACGCTACCAGTCATTAACCTAAACCCTTCGAGCTATAATCCTGTGCCATTAGAACATGCTCGGTGCCATGACGATGCCGCCGCGCGCAAATCCGGGCTGCTCTTCTTCAACGGGCTGTTCGTTGTCTTCGCCTGTATACATCTTCAAAAGCTCGGTCAGATCCGTTCTGCCCTCCCCCGGAAGGCCAACGCGGTACTGCTCAAGCGACAGCGGCGCGCGCTCCACCAAGGCAGCCTGCGGTATGGCCGTTGCGGCGTAGCGCGCCATCAGGGCGTTCTTGCGCTCTTCAGGAGTGACCGTCGTGAGGGTGAACGGGTCTTGCTGGCTCTGGATGATAGGCTGCATGCCGAAGACGGCGCGCTTCACGCCCGGCGTATACTCCTGCACCAGATTGACTGCCTTCGGGATGTACTGATCCGCGCCAATCATGCGGCCCGCTGCGCCAATACCGCGCTCTGCTGCGCCGTACTTTTCGCCCAGCTCATAGGCCTTCATGCCAAGGCCGCGAGGCGATAGCGTGGAGGCGAGAAGAAGCTCAGGAGAACCCGCAGCAGCACCCCCAGTCGTCATCATGCTTGGTGCCATGCCACGGGGTTCAGTGCTCGACAGGTTGCGTCCTGCCAGCATGTCCCCAAGACCCTTGCCGCTCTTCGTACTCTCAAGTAATTGGATAACCGAGTTGCCACGCGGGCCTTTACCGGACTGCGCACGCATGAGCTTCGAGAGGGTGGTATCTGCACTCTTTGCACCTGCACCAATCGATGCCTTCACGTCGGCGAGGGTATCACTCGCTAGACGATAGTCGCCCATAACCTTGGAGTATATGGGAGCTTTTGCGGTGATGGTGGCGTTGATCGACTTTGCGACATCATTCGCGACCTTGAACTCAGGCGTACCGACTTGGTAGCGGCTGCCGATTTCCTTAATCGCGCGCTTCATCGCATCAAAGTCTTCGATGCTGTTCAGACCCTTGTCGAAGAACTCCATGTACTTCGCGTCGATTTCGTCCCACACGCCGCCAGCACCAGAAATGTCGATGCCTTTATGCCGCCCAACATTGCGGACGCCTTCAATAGCCTGTTCGACATCGTCAAAGGACAAGATTTCTGGATTTTGCTTTAGCTTCTTCATGCGGCGCGTATAATCACGGCTGCGGTTCAGATAGAGTTCGCTAAGGGCTGCGTCGGCCTTAGCCAAGGGATCGAGAACGTCGCCCGTTTCCGTTGCTTGCTCAACAAACTCCTGAGATCCGCGCTTGCCAGCACTGAAGGCCTGCTTGACGTCAGCGCCCGTCGCACCAACCATGCGAGCAGGGGCGTTCACAGCGAGCTGTTCCGCCACATTGCCAAGGGCCTTTGCGCCAAGTTTGGTTGTGCCAACCGCCAAGCGTGTTGGGTCCAGCTTACTCGCACCAGTGGCGAAGCCTTCAGCGACACTGGCGAAACCTTCAGCGGCTTTGGCCGCGTTCGATAGTGCGCCGATCTTCCCGACCTTGGACGCAAGGCCCGCAGTCTTCGCAAGGATCGTAGCACCGCCTGTTGCGAGGCCCGCGATGTCAGCGGCGATAGACGCTGGGTCTGTCATGAGGGCCTGTTTGAAGCCCTCAATGCTCCCGTAACGATCCATGTAGTATTTCTTCAGGGCCTCATACTGGGTGTCGTCTGTGAGGCCAGTCGCGCCGCCAACGACCTTCACAAGGCTCTCAACCGTGTCAGGCAGATCGACAGTCAGGGCCTTGGCCGTATCGTATGCAAGCTCAAAGGTGCTCGGGATAAAGTTCAACGCCGCGCCGCCGAGCACTTCGCCCCAGCCAAGTTCGGTCTTGCCCCCAGCATTGGCTTGAACGCCGAGCATCTTCTGCGCGTCCTTGTCGGCCTGCTCATAGCTAAAGTCCGAAAGACCTGCGCCCTCACTGGTCTGCAAGTTCATGCCGGTGTCGAGAGCATTCTTTACAAAGTTCTCGTCTGGTTCGCGGCCAGTGGCGTTGTAGTATGCGCTGCCCATAAGTGCGGCAAAGTCCGTCGGGTCGAAGGTGCCATCCTTCTTGGTCTTCGCAACATACGCCTGAAGCGCCTTCACATCTTCAGGGACGAAGCGGTAGGACTTGATGTCCGAGCCAAAGGTCTGGATTTCTTCTGGCCCGAGGGCCTCGGCCAAAGCTTCGGGGGAGATGCCGAGGCGGTTGGCGACTGTCAGTCGGTTCCTGATGACCGTGCCCATGCCGTCCTGAAAGACTTCGTCGCTCGCCGCAGGGTCAATCGCGTCCTCAGTACTGTAGAGCAACTGAAGTTCACGATCCGACACGGCACCCAGTGCCGCGCCCGTTGGACTTTTGGCGCGCATGTCTTGCAGTTTGGTAAAGGCCGTGTTCGCCTGAATGGGTTTGAGAAGCGCAAGGACGCTGTTTGCCGGAGAGCCGGAGAATATAGACGCTGACGTGATACCCTGCCCGAGGCCGCTTGCGCCGAACATGTCACGGCTAAGCTTGCGTGCCTTAACAGCGTTCCTGATTTCTGTCAGAACAAGGTTCTGCGCCTCGGTCAGCGCGTCGCCGACCGGACGGTTGCGCATGAGCGCCTTTGCCTTTTCCAACGCCATGCGAGCGGCTTCAGTCTTAATCTGCGCCAGCTCGGCGTCAGACTGAGCTTTGCTCGCCTTGGCAGGAAGCAGCGTCCGCGTCTGTTCGGCAGAAGCTGCCGAGGATGCGGCCCCCGCTTGCTTCTGCCCAATCCCCGCTTCGATTTCCCTTTCTTTCACGGGGGAACCGGGCTGCACAACGATGCTGCGCGAGGGGGAGCCTTGACCTCCTGCCTCCTCGTAGCTTTCCCACCAATCTTTCTTTTGAGCCATAGCTTTTACCTTCCGGGGATCGGGCGTGGTGTCTGGTTCGGGTCGTCCACCGCGATGAAGTATCTGATTTCAGGCGGCAGCCTGATCATGTCGGCTTGGTTGCGGATGTACCGCGTGTTCTCAAGCGTCGGGCCGTTCCCCGCTGCGGTACCCTGTTGCCCATTCGGGAAAACAGGCGTGATAGTGACCTTGCCCGACACAGGATCTTCAGTGCGGATATACTGCGGCTTGTTCGCGGCTGCGCGCGCTTTGATGACGGCCAGACGGTTCTTGAGCGCCTCGCCTTCCGCGCCCAACTCGCCCGTCTGATACTGCTGCTGAAGCTTCATGAGAGCCTCGGCGCGCTGCTCTTCAGCGGTGCGCTGCGCTTTGGCAATCTGGCCGAAGACAGGGCTGATGTTCGCCAGTGTGCCCTTAAAGCCGGGCATGCTGGTTGGGCTCAGAAAGGCCTGAGACATTGCGAAGAGCTGCTCGGACAGGCTAGGTCCGCGATAGTTCTTCTCGATGTAGGCCTTTGCGTCATTGAACTGCTTCAACCGTTGGTCCTGTGCCTTCTTCATGAAGGCAAGTTGGTCTTGTTCCCAGTCGGTGTAGGTATCAGACTTGGGGCCCGCAACGGCAAGGCTCGATCCCTCTTCGCCTGTGTTGTCTGCGGCGTCCTCATCTGCAACAGCAAAATCTGCCTCGGGGTCCATATCGTCTTCTCCACCGGCGCTCATACCAGAAACGGGCCTAAATTCAACTTCGTTCGGGCGGACCGCAAGGTCGTACTTGCGCATGAACTGGTCAGCCGCCTCTTGGCCTTCTTGCGCAACCAAGTCATCATAGTTCTGCTGGGTGATAAAAGTTTTATCCATTAGCCGAAGCCCAGCAACTTGCTGAGGGCGGAGCCTTCCTTAGCGCCAGCCAGTACACCGCCAAGGCCCGACAGAGCGCCTGCGATTGTCGCCGCAGTCGTTGGCGTGCCCTTATAGTCCACGCCGCTAGGAACGATGCCCTCGTCAATCGTCGCGCCGGGTGCTGCGCCCGCCAGACCACGGAACGTGCCGAGGGCCTTGTCAATCTGCTCTTGCGGGTAGCCCTGCTGCTTGAGGAAGTCGCTGTAGGCGACGTCAAGGTTCTTCTGGTTGAGAGCCTGCTGCTCTGCGCCGACGCCCGTGACAGCCTGCGCGCCCTTGAGGCCGAGGGCCTGTTCGGATGCGGCGAGACCGCCGAGCTGCTCTCCGCCTGAAAGGAGGCGTGTGAGGTCGGAACCTTGCAGGCCGCCGACAATCTGCCCGAGTTGGCCCATGCGCGCCAGATCAGCCGCAGAGAGACCCGCAGCTTCAGTGAAGCCGCTGCGAAGGGCTTCTGTCTGCTTGCCGAGGATGTCGGAGCTGGTGTCGCGGAGAGCGCGTGCCGTG